AGGCGAACGACCTTTAGGTCCCCCACCAGTGGGGACCGTTTTTCGTGGGCAAGACAGTGCATTCCAGTTTACCCTTCGCCGTCTGATTTCTATTGACGGCCTATGGGAAGATGGCACAGCCAATGCCCAGCTAGAGTTTGAAACGGCTGACGTAGGTAATCGTCTAGAGCCGGGAGAAATCTTTGTAGAAGTAACTCCTGTTCCTAATGATGGAGCTTTCACTTATCTAGAGAAAGGAAGCTACAACTTCCAGCTAGAGAACCCATTACTGCGTGAGATTCTATGGACTACTATGGTAGCCTCTAAGGATAATGCAGTGCCTATCCCAGTGTGGTATATCCCTTGGGATAATTGGCTATACAAAGAACTGAGCTTTGTTCAAGGTACTACTACAGTGCCTAACTTTGCCAGCCAAGATTACAAGGGCGATGTGGTGTTCTACCCACAAACCCTAGACCCATTCCGTTTCTCCTTCGTCCACACTACTGCTCCTCAAGAGCTAGTACTTCATGACGATGCTCCGTTCCTTCTGGAGCCTGAGTATCACGACTGGGTTGCATGGCGTGCCGTTATGAGCCTAGCCATGTTCAACAAAAACCCAACCCTATATGCATACGGTAAGCAGCACGCGGACCTGTACGAGAATAGAGCAGAGCGTAACATGATGCCCATTCCTACATGGGGTGCTAGCCGTTATAACTACCAGAGGCGTCCATGAGTGAACTAGTTCCGTCAGTTATTGCTCTTGATAAGGGCCTGAACCTACAGACAGCTAAGATCGTAGCTCCTGCTGGTTCGGTTCTTGATGGCGTTAACTACGAGCAAGTAGACTTCCAAGGCCAGAAGCGTATCGACGGCTATGCCCGATACGATGGCAGCCTGCTGCCCGCACTTGACGAATACTATGTGCTGACGTTAAATGCCCTATCAGGGCAGATGACGGAAGGATCGTTACTTACCACTTCTGATGAGGAATTCGGCATCATAGGCGTTATCCTTGCCACATCTGGTTCTACTCTATACCTAGCACCTATTAACTTTAATCTGCTCCCTCTTGAGGGAGATATTGTCTATGGAATGCTAGGTGGCAGTGTAGATGCAGGAGCTACTGTAGTATCTTTATCTACTGGTGCTGATAGTGGGGCTACTCCCGAAGAACATTATAACCAACTGCTACAGCTTACGGGTGTGCTGCGCTCTCGCGTAGAGAGCCTGCCGGGCCGTATCATTGGCCTTCACTGGTTCAAGGACAGGCTATACGCGGTAGCAGACGTGGCCGTAGTCTTAGCCTCTTCTTTCCCTGCGGCAAAGCCAAACGATGTAGTCACTTACAACGGAGAGTCTAGCCGTGTTCTAGATGTTATAGGCGGGTACATATACCTAAGCAGCATGAACACTGTTAATCCTGATGCTGTGCCTGAAAGTAACATAGCTTCGTTCTACGAGTCTCGCACCGAGCAACAGGTAATGGACGAGGATACAGGCCCCTATGACTTTGGCTGGAAGTTTGTCCACCTAGGATGGGAAGTTCCATTTGAGCTAGGATCAAGCCTATTCGGCAGCCTGCCTTCTCTGAACCAGAACCTATCAGGCATTGGTATCCAAGGTCCTACTTCTACTACAGGAGATAATGGGCGTCCTCTAGCTCTATACCAAGATATTAATATAGCAGGACAAGAGCAAGTAAATGGATGGAAGAGTAGTAATACTCCTACCAGCTATAACCTAGACCCTAATAATGTAAGGACAGACGACTCTTTGTATATCTATGCAGATGCTTTCTTTTCGTGGGACGGTGAAACTGGAAATGTAGTAGCAGAAGGAATAACAACTCCGTCATTAGTAGAGTATTCCTCTGTGAATACTATTGAGGTAGTCATATAATGTCCGCCAGTGACCTAATTAACCCCGGTTTTGAGACTGGCAATCTAGATGGCTGGGAGTTCATTACCCTAAGCGGCACTCCTGCACCTACCATACTTACTCTTAATCCTCAGGCAGGCTCTTATAACCTGTCTAATAATTCCGTAGCTTCTTTCAACGGTATAAATTTAGCGCGCCCTTCGTGTGTTTCTGGCACTCAGATTACGGCTAGTCTTTATGTACGTCTTGCTCAGTCTGGCACATCACTAGGCAGAGCTAGACTATTCTGGTACGACGCGGGCGGAATATTGATTAGTACTTCTGACGGTAACCCAGTGCAGAAGCCTTCTAGTAATTCAGAACGTTGGATACTATCTACTGTTAATGCTACTGCCCCAGCAGGCACAGCGTTTGTAAGCGCCGGATTCTTTACTGATACTGTATCAGGCAGCGACATACGTTTTGATAGCCTGCTGTGGAACTATGTGCAGAACCGTACTATAACTTTGACTACTCCGGTAAACGGGGATACTTTTACTGTAGGGGATAATATACAGCTACGTGTGAGCACCACAGGAACAGCGCCTGCTGCCGTGTCTGTTGAATATCAGGCTGATGCAGTAGAATTCTCTACAATAGCTGATGCTCCGTATAGCTTAAACTACTCAGAGTTTACTCAGGGTACGTATGTGATCCGTGCTGTTATGAATTTGGAAGGTGGCGGTACTTTAATTTCTAACTCCGCTACCATTACAGTTAGTGATACCCCTCCCCCTCCTGCTACTATGCGTGAGTATAAAGCATCTAACAGCTACACATACCTAGTAGCAGATAATTTCTCAAACCTAGCTTCTTCAATTCCTTCGACTGCTTTAATAGTAGGGGTAGAGATTATAGCTGAGTACTCCCTGCGTGCTCTTATTCGGTCAAAGGATTTTGATGTATCTCCCTCTGCTTCTACTAATGAAGTAGCGTTCGATATTACTAACGGGGCTATATTAGAAGCTACTCTATTAAATAAGGACAATACTTCCTACTCTATAGAAGGAGCTACCTTGTTTGGCCAAGTGCCTGTGCTGCGCTCAGATTTTACTGTAGTAGAGGATGGGGTAACTGGAGAGCATCGCTGGACTATTATGGATGCAGAGCCTGACACAGTTACTATTGGAGGTACGAACCAGCTATTCGGATCAGAGCCTACCGACTTGGCTACATTCCTAGGTAAGTCTGTAGGACTTAAGTTCTACCCTAACTTGAACGCCAAGCCTATCTACGCAGATAGCGGTGACGCTGCATTCAGATTCCTATTAAACAGGCTACGCCTGCGCGTATACTTTGATGCAGGGTCAGTAGAGTATTACTTTGCCAGCCCTGATAAGACTCAGGTGATTAAGGGGGAGCTAGTATCGGCAGCGGTCCTAGATGGCAACCTGCGCACGTCTGACGCCTCCGGGGTCCTACAGCTAGCTGACACCTTAGAAGTAATGGACGGCTCTAGAACGTGGATTGGGGACGACTGGACTATCCATTCGGCCTATCCCCCTACCGATAGCAACCAGATCGGTGAAGTAGATGTAAGGGCGGTCGCTGATGGTATTGGTATGAGCTACAACGGCCTGCCATCTCAGTCATCTGTGGTTAATAATCGTAGCCGCTACGAGTTCATCACTGAGAACTTCTATGGCGATGAAGCCCTAAGCAGTATCTATGGCGTCCACGGACTGCCAAGAGCCTTTGCCTACAACGGCGATTGGTTCTATAAGATTTACACCCAGCCTGATCCTGTTAAGGATAGCCCTCGTCACCTAGAGGCCCACCACCAGCACTTAACCTTAGGCTACAGCGCCGGTAACGTGGACATTTCAGTGGCGGGTGAGCCTTATAACTTCGACGGCGCGCAGGGTGCAAGCTCGTGGGCTATTGGTGATAAAGTGGTAGGATTGCTCGGCCTTTCAGGAACTATACTAGGCGTGTTTGGGTCTAAGTCTGTATGGGGGATAAGCGGAACTACAGTAGATAACTTCGCTACTCAGGTAATTTCTCCCAAGATCGGTGCTGTTGAATACACCATAGCAGACATGGGCTATCCTGTCTACGCTAACGCCTACGGCATCTACACTCTNTCTCAGGTCCAGCANTACGGAGACTATCTAGGCAGCCCTATGTCGCAAGACATTTCCCCGTGGCTGCGTCCTAGGCTTGTGCGTAAGTATACTTCTGCCGAGGAAGTGGTAGTAGCGTGGCCGGTTCGCTCTAAGAACCAGTACCGCCTAGCGTTCAACGATGGCTATGTTCTTAGCATGACTATGAACTACGGCCAACAGAATGCCCCTACTTTCTCCACACAGAAGTACTTCATTACTGAGCCTGACACAGACCCAGTACTAGGTATTGACTTGCTTGATTACCCCGGCATTATCCCTATTGCTATATCTTCAGAGCTAGATGATAGCGGCGAAGAACGTATCCACATTGCCAACTACAGAGTGCTTCAAGTTTCTCCGCCAGTAGGAGATTTGGTTGTTACCTATACTACTGGTGAAGGGTCATTTGCTGTTTTTCCTTACGTAACCGGAACCATACCTGCGGAAGCTATAACAAGCGGTAAGTTGCTTATAGCCAAGTCCGATTACATAGCAGGCGATTTTGACTTTGGGTATTTACTTTTAGAATTATCTGGAGATACTTGGAACGAAATATCTAACAGCTTATTTCAGCAGATATTAAACAATCCTGATGTAGTAGTGTGGGCTGACTGGGAGTATGATATAGACTTTAATGCAGTTCCCGTTGGTGCTCCTGTGGGCATAGTGGATGAATGGCGTATAGTGTATAACATAATTTCTAATAACGGAATTATAAACGAAGATAACGTGCCTACGCCAGCTTTCCAAACAAATTTCACTATAAACATAACATCAGGCTCAGGAGTAGGCAGCTACTCCTACGAATACGATTCTGACAACTTTAACTACATTCCTGCCAATACCCCAGTAGGTGTAGATGGAGATGTAGGAAGCGGTACATTCTCAGTAGAAGGCGACCCGGCTGTCTACTACTTAAGTGGG